TTTGGACTAGGTAGTAGAGGGGTCATTTACGTATTTTGAGTCGGCTTTTTCTATTGGTTGATGGAGATTGGAGTCTTCCTTTCGTAGTACTTCCTTTGTAGTGAGCAGCATCTTTGCCGTCACCATTGCCATAGGTTCCAAGTTGTCTATTAAGTCGATTTGCATTAACACGTAGAGCTAATCCCTTCTTTGTTTTGTTGTATGTTTTTTGCTGCTTAAGTCTTCTTTGCTTAGCGGCAGGGTTGGATTTGTAGTAAGAGCTAGTACTTGCCATATAGCTTTGCCTGTACTAATTCTGGATCAACAGTTGGCATAACCTTTGCTAGTTTTGAAAGAGGATTTCCGTCATAAGCAACACCGCTAATGTCATTAGCTTTAAGCCAATCACAAGCTGCTTTCAAGTCCTGTGTAGTTGCTTCGCCGCCTTTTATACGACCAAGAAATTCTTTAGTAACTAGGTTATGCAACTCGTTAAATTGGTCTTCGGTTGCTTTCTTTTTCATCTGTACCCCTTCTTGCCTTTACCTCCCTTACAGGAGCCTTTTCCTTTGTGTGCCATTATGTAATGTCTAAACCTTTTTTAACGATCTGTACTGCTTTGTCATCTAAGTCATTATCTGTTTGTTCTACTAATTTTTCTAAAAGTTGAATTACAAATACCTTAAATTTGTCAGTTTTTAAAAAGCTTAAAACTATTGGTTTTAGTATTGTTAACATTTTTTTTTGGTAATAATGATTGAATAGGAACTACGTCTGAACACATGTGTGCGACACGAGTTCCCGGTCTTAGGGTGAAACCCTTTTGTTGTAGTTCGGCACATTTGAGAGCACGTACCAGCTCATGATCTAACCTCATCTTTTCTTCTTGTCTTGCCGCGATGCGTCTGCATTGCTCTAAGCCACGTTTATCAAGAGGAACCATAAAGTTAACTTGAAAACCCCAGTTCTCATTTAACTGATAACTAGACGGGTGTAGTCCATCAAGACCTTCTTTTTCAGAATATGGGTTGACATGGTTTCCCATGTAAAAGGGTGAAAAGGTCATAGTTGACCCATTACATGCGATTCCACTGCCGTAGTTTTGTCTTGACGAAGTTCCATTGTTCTGGAACTGTACCGCCTGATTGGTCACATTTCCCGTTGCGGCTGCAACCGGATTTGACGTGTTATTAACTTCTGGTTCAGTTGCTAAAACAGGACTTATTGTGAGAAGACTGACAAGGATGTAATAGTAGTATTTATAGTCCAATCTGTTGTTGCGTCTATCTGTTCTACTAAACCAGCCGCTCTTGTTACTGTTTCCATTGACCAAGGTTTTGTTACGTCTTTGACGGAAAATGTTGTATCTGCTGCTGTAATGTTTGAAGAAGGTTCGACATTGCTTCCAGACCAACTTTTTACTGCTGATCCAAAGGTTTGTGTCTTTTTGACTTCTTTTACTGTTTGGGTAGTTGTTGTCGTACTGTTCATACTCCCCTGAGTAAAGTTGGGGGTTATTGAGTTTGCTCTTGCAACTGTGGGTGACAACAGAGCTAAGAGAAGAATCCATTTCTTCATTTTGTTTTTGTTGTTGTTGATGTGTTGCCGTTTCCGTTCTTTTTACCGTTACCTGTAGACAGCCCGAAAGTTGCCAGCGCACCTGTAAAAATCGAAGCGACGAAAGTGATATCGCCTGCTGTAGCTGACTTTTTAACCATAGGCAGCTCGACATAACTTAATGTAATAATAAATCCACTCCAAATAACTACTCCAAGACGCACTGCTGCGCCGAGGACTGCCATTTGTTCTTCATGGTCATCTATATTCTCTTTTAATTTTTTTAGTAAACCTTTTTTTTCTTCTGACTTATTTTCTTCCATGTTGTTTTTAATATTGGCTTCATAGCTGTAACTAACCATTTAAAAACTGCTGTAGCAGTAAGAGTGGCAGCTACAGAAATTACTGCTGTAGTTCCAGCCGTAATTAATATTGCACTTTCAGGGACAGGCATTCGGACATCAATGATGGGTATATCTATTTGTTTTATACCAGCCGTTTGATTAGTATTAGCTTCATTTTTAGACTTATCTACAACTTGTGATTTAACTCCTTCTGGTGCTCTTAAATCACTAGGTGGAACTACTAAAGGAGTGTACTGTGGTATTTCTCCTTTAGGTAATTCAAACTCAAAGTTTGGAAAGTTATAAGCATCAGGTAAGAGTAAGGTGGGTAGTTCCATTTAGCCAGCCTCTAATACAGCTACTTTTGTCTCTAAAGTTTCTACTTTTGTAATTAACTCTTGTATAGCTTTAGCAGATACAGTCATAAACTTTAAAGGAACAATATGTGATATCCCTTCTTCTTCAGTTATTGGATCTTTAGGCTTAAAGGTAAAACTATCATCTAATACTTCGATTTCTTGTGCAATAATACCGCAAGTTTCTCTTGTTGTATTATCAAAACCACTGTCTTCTGTCCAATCAAAATCTACAAATCTTAGATTTTTAATTACTGAAGTTGCATTATAAGTAGTATTAGCTATGTTTTCTTTTATTGATTCATCAGAGATAGTGTAGTAAATACCTTTGGCTCCACCTGAAGTACTGAAATGAACGTAAGATCCTAAGTGTGCAATAAGACTGATATTCTGCAAAGCCCAAGGTCCGGGAGGTCCGGGTACACCGGGCACACCGGCTACACCGGCTACACCTTGAGCTCCAGTCGATCCAGTCGATCCAGTCGGTCCAGTCGATCCAGTCGGTCCAGTCGGTCCAGTCGGTCCCGGTCCTCCGTTAGATCCATCGTTTCCGTCTGATCCAGCAGGACCAGTAGCTCCAGTCGGTCCCGGTCCTCCAGTCGGACCAGTCGGACCAGTCGGACCAGACGGTCCAGTCGGTCCATTCGGTCCATTAATTCCAGCCGGTCCGGTAGGTCCAGACGGTCCAGTCTGTCCAGCCGGTCCAGCCGGTCCAGCCGGTCCGGTAGGTCCAGAACTTTTAGCATCCCATTGAAAATCAGAACCGTTCCAAGAAAGTACTTTATTAGTAGAGGTAGTACTATTTAAATTTATGTGACTACGTACATCGTTACTTCCATAATTGGTAGCATTTGCAGATATACCATCAAGTTTGTCGTGGTGCGCTGTTGACATTACACCGGCAGCAGAACCGGTTGCTTCACTTATGGTTGCATTGTTTCCTGTGCTACTTGTTACAGTTACAGAACCTGTTGCAGTTGTAGTTGCGAGGTTTGTAGTTGTGTTGACTGCGTTTGTACTTGCTGCTGTAACACGCCCTTGTGCGTCTACTGTAATAGCAGGAATTGCTGTAGCTGATCCATAGCTACCAGCACTTACTGAAGTATCTGCAAGTTTATCTGCTGTAACCGCATCATCAGCTATTTCATTAACAGTTAATTTATCTGATTGTAAAAGAGTTTTTATTTCAGTAGAAGTCTGATCCGCAGTCGCACCACTCTCTATTGCATTTAATTTTGTATGGTCAGCATCTGTAAATACATTACTGTCACTAGCTGCTTCTACTGCTGCTCTTATTTCCGCATTTGTTTGATCTGCGGTAGCTGCACTTTCTATTCCATCTAATTTAGTACCGTCAGCAGCAATATCACGACCATCTACGTTACCTGATATAACTATGTTACCTGTAACACTAGTTCCTGTACTAGTAATTTCTAGCTTTGTATTACCGCCAGTTTGTAATTTTAAACTACCTGTACCACCGTCATTAATTAAGGAGTCAGTACCATCATGAAATATTTCTAAGTCATCACTTGTTCCAAAACGAGCTTTTACATTATCGTTATGATCATTATTACCAGTAAATGTATTACCAGTTGAAACTGCAAAGTTACCACTAGCTGTTACACCACCTTGCCAAGCACCACCATTATAAACTTTAAGTTCGTTAGAAGTAGTATTAAAATATAAATCACCTTCTTGTAAACTAGAACTATCAGCTCTTGTTGATGGGTTACTAGAAGCTATTTGATATGTATCTCCGAAATTATTTACATCAGTTAAATTAGTTGCAACTGTGTTTACGTTAGATATAGAACCAGCTACAGAATTTACGTTAGATATAGCACCGCCTACTGTATTTACGTTACCTATAGAACCAGCAACTGTAGTTACATTAGCGTCACTACCAGCAACTGTATTGATGTTTGTCGCGTTAGAAACAACCGCATTTATATTAGATGAATTACTATTAACGGCATTTATATTAGATGAGTTACTATTAACGGCATTTATATTAGATGAGTTACCAGCAACAGCAGTAACGTTTGCGTTAATACCAGCAACCGTAGTTATATTACTACTAATTCCAGCAACTGTATTAATATTACTTGCGTTACTTTGAACATCATTGATATTTGTTTCATTACCAGCAACAGCAGTTATATTACTTGCGTTACTTACAGCAGCATTAATATTTGTTGCGTTACTTACAGCAGCATTAATATTAGACTCGTTACTTACAGCAGAGTTAATATTAGATGAATTACTATTAACGGCATTTATATTAGTTATATTTCCAGCTACAGTTGTAACCTCTGTTGCTTTTGGTACAAGTCTATGAAATGCGTATGTATGTAAGGTAGATGTAGTCTCTACGATTACACCAAAGCCTGCTGAAAGAACTGTAGTTCCGCAGCCTGTAATTAATACAGTATTAGACCCAGAACCATTTGAAATGGTAACTGTACCGCCGCTTGGTGTACGTGTACTTCCAATAGACTTAATAGATACAAGAGTACCGGCTCCATTGTTTACATCAGGGTTAGCTGTAGGAAAAGCGGTTTCACTTGCTATAGGTACAAAGCCGCCTACGTCATCAACTAAGTCAATGATTCTGTCGTTGATAGCTGCGGTTGTAGCAATACTTGTATCGTTGTCTGGAAATGCGTCACCATCTTTAATAGTGTCTCCAGAAGATATATTAAAGTATCGAGCATCTGACTCTGTTTCTGTGTAATACCTATTATCTAATTGTCCAGCATCTAGTTCAGTTTCTGTGTAGTATCTATTATCTAATTGTCCAGCATCTAGTTCAGTTTCTGTGTAATATCTACCATCTAATGTACCTGTAGTTATTTCTGCATTAGTAACAGCATTAGCTGCAATATGTTCGTTTGCAATAGCATCATCTGCTATTTTAGTTCCGTCTACTGCGTCTGCTGCAAGCTTAGCTGTAGTTATAGCACCATCACCAAATTTAGCAGAAGTAACAGCACCATCTACTATCTTGGCTGCTGTAACTGCATCATTAACTATCTTAGATGTAGTAACTGCATCATTAGCTATTGTTAAAGAAGTCGATCCAGTTACATCTCCCGTATGAGTTGCGTTAGATACTTTAGATGTGTTTGTTGCAATAGCTGTGTTAATAGAGTTAGCTAACTTAGCATCAGTAACTGCATCATCTAAAATTTTAGCTGTTGTAATCGCATTATCAGCTACTTTAGCTGTAGTAGCTGCAAGATTAGCTAATTTAGTTGTCGTAACATTTTCATTAGCAATTTTAGTAGTTGTAACTTGAGCATCAGCTATATGCTCTGTATCAATAGAACCAGCAGCATAATGTTCACTATTGATTACGTCATCACCTATTTTAGTTCCGTCTATTGCATCATTTGCAATTGCATTTGTAGTTACAGCGTTTTGTGCTAACTCACCAGATCCAACTTGACCGTTAATTATTTGGGCTGATCCAATTGAATCAGGAGCCATGTGAATTTGATTAATTATACCGCTATCAATACTAAAAGAATCACCAGAACTACTAACAACTATGTCTCCATAATCACCATCTTCTAAACCACCAGATTTTGTCCATTTACTTCCATCCCAAATATAAGAAGTATTATTTTCAGTATGTATATCCCCAGTACTAGGAGTATTAGGGAAGTTAAATGCTGCCATTTTATGAATCCTCCATCGTTGTCATTTTTGTTTCTAAGACTTCAATTTTTGCTGATAGATCTTGTACTGCTTTTACAAGAATTGGCACTATAAATTTCTCATTTACACGCTTAGTATCATCTATAGTTGTGTCTCCAAATTTTACTGTTCCAAATTCACCTGTTAAATTAGGATCTACATTTTCTACTTCTTGTGCTAAGAAACCATATAAAGTATCTTTTTCTTCATCGCAGAAACCTTCTTTCCAATTAAATGAAACAGGGTTTAAAGAATTGATTGTTGACAAACCTTTATCTAAACCAACAACATTTTGTTTTAATCTAGAGTCAGAAGCAGCAAAAATATTCGATCCATTTGGTGCGCCAATATTTCCATTAGATGATATCTGTAGTTTTTGACCATTTGTAAAAAATTTAATATCAGAATTATTGGTACTTTCTACACCACCACTACCGTCACTGAAACTAGATAACCTAAATCCATCAGTACCGGACATTAATTCTAATTGAATATCTTTATTTCCATTACCAGCAACTATGTATCTGTTAGCTTCTGCTTTTAGAGAAACAATTGAAGTATCTCCATAAAACTCTGAAACAGTTACACCTGCATATCTATTGTCACTTATGTGTGTGTTAGTTGTGGCAGTCTGTAATTCAATTCCAGTATCGAAAACTTTAAATAAATTATTATTTGCAATATTAGAGTCTCCATGCTGCATCCTAATACCTATTTCTGATACGGAAGTAGTACCTCTTCCTGCTGCATGAAATATATTGTCAGTTATACTGTTGTATCTATTATCAGCATTAGCATTTATGTTAACGCCTACATAATCTTCGTATGGGGCGGTAGTGTAAGCATAAAATAAATTATTACTAATAATAGATTGCTCTGATTTACTTAGTCTTATACCAAATTGTCTAGTATTAAAATGGGAACCTATAACAGAAAGATATGGCTCCATACCGGGAGTAGCGTGATCAACTCCAACTAATGTATTAATTACTAAAGCATGACCTATCATTATCCCTTCAGAAGTGCCTTCAACAATAAATGCTGCACCAGTGCCAGAACCTATATCGTTTGCTTGACATCTTTCAGCTTTAAAATCTAGACATTGACCTGTAAATTTATAACCATAACTTGAATAGACATATGTACCGTTGAAAATACATTCAACAAGATTACTATTTCTACAGTTATTAAATCTAAATCCTTGTCCCCAATACCCGTTGGATACAGGTGCGGCTACAATATTTTCTAGGGCAACTCCGGGTCTAATACTTCCAACACTTACGCCAAAGCTTGCATTTACAGGTGAACCTGACATGGTTGTAGAAGCTTGAAACTGTAACTTTTCTAGTATTAATGAATGACTATCATCTGAAGAAGTCCAATTTAAACCGTCTGTACCACCAGTAAATTTAAGTATTGATAGTCTTTCTCCTTCACCAATCATGGTGACATTTTTATCATCTATATCTAAAGTTGAATTTATAACATAAGTACCTGCTGGAACGTGTACAGCTTTTTCAGTAGCTAACGCATTAGCAAAAGCTGTTGCATCGTTAGTAGAACCATCACCTACTGCACCGTAATCTTTTACTGAAACAAAATCGTCTAGTTTTCGTTTATCGTCATCTGTCATTACACCCCAAGCTGAAGAAGTAGCAGCCGGTAAAGAAACGTTAGTACCAGTAGATGAGTTAACTGATAAGGATGTTCCGCTTGCTGTGCTAGTTAAATTTGTAGCACCGCCACCGCTACCACCGGGTAAACTTGTAGTGTTTAAAGATCCTGTTGTTTGGTCAACAATGTTATTAGTACAATCTTTAAATATATTTAATTCTTCATATACAACAATTTCTCCACCGGTATTTTGTTGTAACCAAACAGCACCACCAAGAGTTTTAAAAGATCTAAAAATATTTCCTTCTATCATACCCATCTTATCACCAGCTAACGCAGCATTAGTTTGATTAGCAATAGTAATAGCTGTATTACTGTAATTAGTTACGTTATGACCACCATCAATATTTACAAAGATATTACCTTTAATAATAAATCTACCCCCTTCATTAATATAAATACTTCCTCTATATGAAGGAGAAGAAGGAGTAGGTAAATAATTAGTGCTACCTGAATAAAACAAATTATTCGCTATAAGAATATCAACTACACCTCTACAACGAACACCATAATTAGCATTTGCTCCATCTGCCATAAAGGTGTTTGTATTAAAGTGAGAATTAGTAATTTGTAAACCGGGTTCAAGAGCATTTGCACCAGTAGCAGGAATAGCAAAATATTCAATTCCGTTTTCACAAGCAACAAAACCACAGTTGTTTATATATAAACCTTCTGTATATCGTTCAACTCTAATTCCGGCATTTCCATATAAAAATGTGCAATCTCCAAATTGATAATGACCCGGAGATGAAGCATCACCAGAACCTTCGATTATTACACCAGTACATAATTGATTACCAGCTTGATTGTTGTCTGCATAGAAAGAACAATTTTGGAATGAAACTTCATGTAAATCACTAACTTTTACTCCTGCATGGAAAAATTTATCAAGATTCTGAAATGGCACAAATTGACAATTTTCTATTACACACATTTGAGTATGCAATCCTGCAACATTAGCACCATCTAAATGTATTGCAGCACCAATACCGTTAGTAGTTCCTTTATAAGCAAATTCTATATTTCTTATAGCTACTCTTGGAGCACCCGGAGATACATTAGAAGCGTATTGATTAATGTTAATATCTACATTTAACATATGATGTTCCTGATTAGATGAATCAGGTTCCCAAATAAGAATTACATTACCATTACCTCTAATAAATAATTGTTCAAATTGTGCGTCTAAAGTTGCACTAAGTTGAGAAGTTACACGATACCTTCCAGCATTTATTATTAGTTCTTTTCCGGGATTTTGTACAACATAATTTATTGCGTTTTGAAGGTTAGTAGTTTCGTCAGAAACTCCGTTACCTATACATCCAAAATCCGCAGCATTTACATAATCTTCTAATCTTGTGTTTATAGTTCTAGTAACTGAGTTAGTCCAAGTTGGTACAAAATTAGTTGTACCTCCTCCACTAGATTGAGCAGCCCATGTTAAACCACCAGTATTACCAGACTGAGCAGTTAATACATAACCATTAGTAGGTGAATTACTAACTTTTAATTTTGCTTCATCAATTACGTTATTTGCAATAGTTAAAGCAGTTGACCCTGTTACGTCACCTGTATGTGTAGCATTACTAACTAAATTATTAAGTGTGGTATGATCTGCGTCAGTAAATACATTAGAGTCTGTAGCTGATTCTACAAGTGTTCTTATTTCTGCCGCAGTTTGATCATCTTTAGCTCCAACGTCTATTCCATCTAATTTTGTTTTATCTGCTGAACTCATTGAACCAGCAGCAGATGTTGTAGCTGCTGAAATACTAATAGCTGGAGTCGATCCACCTGATGAAACTATAGGAGCAGTACCTGTAACTAAACTTACGCCAGAACTACCACTTCCAGAAGAACCATTAGTAGCACCTGTTATTCTACCTTGTCCATCTACAGTAATATTTGCGTTTGTATAAGATCCAGCAGTTACTGCCGTATCAGCTAGTTTTGTTCCATCTACTGCATCATTTGCAATTTTAGTTGTAGTTATAGCGTTAGCATTTATTGTCCATGTTGCACCACCTCCACTAACAGTAATATCTCCTTTATATCCATCTGTGACACCAGATCCAGATCCAGAACCGCCAGAACCGCCAGAACCGCCAGAAGTCACATTTAACGTGACAGCTACCCATTGTGATGAATCTGCATCTGTGTAATAGATGTAAAGATTACCATCTTCAGGATTCCACCATAAGTCTCCAGATGTAGGAGCTGAAGGAGCAGTAGTTGTAGTAGAAACAGAATCTCCTACAAGTTCTTCTAATCTATATAAAACTTGTTTTTGATTTTTATTTAAGTCGTCAGCCCTGATAGAAGATCCGGAAACATATGTTACTGCTGCTGGATCTATATCAGTTTCTCTATATATATAAACATTCCCTGTACCGGCTGCGGCGGTAGCTCCAAGAGTAAGTACATTGCCTACTACTTTATATTCTCCTGAAGATGGGTTGTTGTTGTATGTAAGCGGAAATCCATTATCAATTTTAATTTTGATGTCTGTTTCGGCTACGTAATTGATGTTAAACGTGTAAGAAATACTCCCACCGTTAAAATCTTGCGTTGTCATTTGCGTTACAAATTTTTATTTGTTATCGAGTGATTTTTATTTAGGCATCTCTATGATCTTTTCAATCGTGCCTTTGTTTGCTTTTCTGTTTTTTAGCTTTTGATTTCTTTCTTCGAGTAACAACTTTTGTACGTCGTTATCTTTTTTAATACTTGCCCAAGCTCGTTTTTTAGCTCGGTCAAACGCTTTTGCAATTCGTTTGTAGTGTGGGAATGATCTTGGTTCAACATCGCTCATACCATTCTTTTTGTAGTAGTTCATCTCAGCTATAGATATTTGTATTGACTCTTCTGCTGCCATCTTGTCGAATACAGCTTCTAAGTTTTGATCCCCTATAGCCTTCTGAAACATTGACCTAACTTTTGGACTGTCAGATAAATCTGTTCCATCAGGAGCTGAGTATGTAGAAGTTCTCATGTCATAACCACTGTTAAATATCAACTCTCTACCGGGTGTGTAATCAATATTGAAATTCACAGGAGAAACTGCATTAAACATACGAGTTATAAAATCGTGATCTTTAATAGGTCTTCCAGTTAAAATGTCATATTTAATTGGTAGTGGATCTGCTGCAATATTTTCAGTAATTAAGTTTCTGTTTCTTATAGAGTCACCTATATCAGAACCTAATTCTCTTGTATAAGGTGTAAGAACTTTACCTATTTCATTTCTAAGACTAGATAAAGGAATAGAGTTGTTCATCAATGAGGCTACAATTCTTTGCTGTTGTCCGGGAGCACCTGAAAATAAATCTACAAATGACTGTAATCCTGCTAAGTAAGATTTACTTGTAGCAGTACCAGCTAATGCCATTGCTAATTTAGATAATCTATCTTCAGCCCATTCTTCACCCATCAATTCTTGGTGATCTCCTATGTCTCCTACTAATGCAAGTATCTGGTTATAAGGTTCAAAAGCATCATAGTTAACCCAAACATCACCAATCTTAATTGTTCTTGGTTTCCATCCTGAATCTAACCATGCTTGTCTTTGAGTTCTATCTGTTGGTCCATTACCTTTTAAGTTACCACTAAGATAAGCCATACTTGCCATACTTAATGCTGCTGATCCAATAGCTAATCTTCCGTTCTGTACGGCTTTAGCTGTCATTAAATCTTGTGCATTATGTATTCCATATTTGTGTAGTGATTGGAGATTAGATCCGGGTTTAGCTCTAGCTATTTCATTAAATTCTTTTACTAAGAAGTTAAATCCGGGAGTATGTTTAGCAGTCAGTGCTAATCCATTAATACCTGTTCTAGCAAATAGGAAAAATGGTCTAGCCCAAGGTGCTTCATTAAAAGCTTCTGCTAGTTTTTGAGAGAATCCTGTTAAGTCTTGAGTAAGTGTTGCTTCTTTTCTGCTGAATTCAGCCGCAGCATCTGTGATATTTCCATTAGAGTCAAATATTTCTCTGTTGAAATTATCTTCCATATCCTTAAAAAACTTTGCATCTAAGTTTTGGAAGTTACCATCAGGTAATTTATCTGCTGCTTTAAGAAATGCTTTTTCTCTAGCTCTTGCTCTACCAATTATTAATGCAAAAGCATCATCAGTAGATGCCATAATTTTAGTTGAGTAGGTTAAGAAACTATTGTCATTTAGACCTCTAACCATATTGGCAGTTCTATATAAAGCTTTATCTGTTGCATCACCTCTAGTCTCTGCCCAATGACCATACATAGTCCATTGGTCGTCTTGTTTAGTCCTCTCAACATATCTAGTTTTCATTGTTGAAATATCACCAGACCAATAAGAACTAAGTTTTCTTTTAAATAATTCAAATGATTCTGGTATTGCTTCACGCATTGCATTTAGAGAAGCTAAACCAGCTCTCATAGTTGCACTATCACCTCTTAATAAACCTCCCATAGCCATAGCCATTGGGCGTGAAAATGATGCAGTAGATGTACCCATGATTGCTCGAACTGCTGTTTTAGGTCCAGACAAAATACTATGAGTAAACATAGATCCCATTTCTCTAAGGAATGCACCAGTCTTTTTAGGATCTCCAGCCCATTCACCACCTCTCATCTTGACTTTCATAAATTGGTCAAGGTCATCTAAGGTATGAATATCTTTAGCCATAGAAATACCTTCAAACATAGCTTTAAATACATCATCACCACCTTCTTCAGTGGTTAGATTTAAAGCCATACGAAAAGCATCAATACTTTCCTGTACTTGTTTGTCTATCATTTCAGCTTGAAGTTTTGGAGTAACTGTTTTACCCCTCATCTTTCCGAACTGTCGTAGTTGTTGAGATATGTCTGCACTAGCCATCTTTCTAATCCTTAAACCAGCGATTAGTTTTTCAACCATCTTCTGAGCAGGACCATCAATATCTTTAATGTCGTATATATCTGCTAATTCTCTAGCTGCAACTCCTGCATCTCTAATCTCATTAAATAGAGAAGCATTAATCATATCTATAGCATCAGCATATTCACTACTGACATACTCATAAAGTTTTTTCTTTCCACTTTGACGTACAAACTTTTCCTTACTAATTTCTTTCCAGAACTCTTCAGGAGTCATGTCAGATGTGTTTCTACCTTCAAAGACAGCTTTATAAGTATCAAGATCTTGTGCATACATTTCATCAAGAGTTTTACCTTGTCTTGCAGCAGTCTCTTTCATCTGCTCAACATAACCTTGACTTCTAAATCTACGTAGTACTTTCTCAATAACTCCTCTAGCTTCTTTTGTTCCTTTAGTAAGAGCTGTGACTTCAGTGTTAGATAATGAAGCACCAACACTTCCTTCTTCAGAACCAAAATCAGTCTTTTTCTTTCTTCTAGATTTATTTATATTCTGAGCTGTATCTATTGAAGTAGTAGCTTTTTGAGACCTGTCTGCTATGTCAGGATTCTTACTTGCTCTGAATCCGGGTTCCTTCATCTGAGTAGCAGCTTCTTCTAGTTGTTGTGATTTAACACTTTTCTTTCTAGAAGTTATAAGATTGTCTACTTGATCTTTAGGAAAGCTACGAGCTACACCAGTCAAGACAGTATCAAATACCCCTCCAAGTACTAATCCTTCAGCTACGTTTTTAAGGGTATTCATTATTGGACCATCATGCTCTTGTGAAGCAAGTGGTGTATCTAATAAAGGAAAGCGTTCTTTAAGCATTCCAGAGATATTGCTTTCTTGAGATTCTTTATCTAGCAAGTCAAATCTTGCTCCAGTTAAAGCTCCTTGTTTAAGTGTTTGTAAGAAAGTAAGACCTTTACCTACTTTTCCAAATCCTCCAGTTGTTGCTAATGTTGCTCCAACTTCAGTAACACCTCTTATTAATCCTCCCCACCAAGTTTTAGTTTCAAGTGGATCTTCTTCTCCATAAAGAAAATCGTCCCATTCTGGTTCATAACCTTCTTCGCCTGCTTCTCCAGATGCCATGTCAATGACTCTTTCAGGAAAAGTTATTAAGTTAGCAGCAGCATCTCTAACACCAGCTATTGGTGCTTTGACAGTATCAACTATATAGTCGCCTAAGTTAGCTCCTTCTGGTTTGTTAACTTCGGCTGCTTGCTCTTCTTGTTCAGCATATTGTTCTTGTACAACAGCACGTTCTTGTTCTGCTGCTTGCATATTCTCGACTGCCGCAGCAGTCTCCTCTTCGGATAATCCATCACCTCCAGATAATTCTATCTCTAGTGTTGGATCTAGTTCTTCATTCATAGTTACCACGGTAATTATTGCCATACGGAAGGCAAGTAAACCGCAGTTACTCGTCCTTTATCGTATTAGCTTTTTTGTTATAAATTGAGGTTTTAACGTTTTGTTCTCCAGCTCCTTGTGCTTCATATCTTGCTCTAGTTATGCGTCCACGAGTCGGAAATTTATAAATAAGATTCTTTACTACATCATCTAACTTGTCATCTTTATCGTCATCTTTTACTTCATCTTCTACAAGGAATCTAACTTGAGCATTTGCAAAGTTAATTGGATTAACACCTATTCTCATAGCTAAATCTCTGTAGTAAGTCGGTACATCTTTAAGTTGTTTTAAAGGTGAATTTTGCCAGTTAACTAATCCTTTTTCTATTTCAGCATTAGTTGTTATTTTATTAGTTCTCCACTTACCACCAGCAGATTGAGTCATAGATACTTGCATCATACGGCTGTAAGTTTTATCCTCAGTTGAAAAATCAGTATCACTCATTTTTATAACTTGATCTGAATTTGTAGCTGCTACCTGTACAGCTTGTTTAGCTGCTGACATAGCTTCTATAGGAGTACTTACAACTTGACCATTACGAATATAAGTTGAGGCGTAAGTCCTATCAAATATTGCTTGTAAGTTATCTCTTAAAGCTAACCACTTAGGAGATTTAATATCAGTCTCACCAAACCTATCTTCTGAAGCTTCGTTAGTCCAAGACTTAACCCACTCTACACCTTCTTTTTCATCATCTGTACCGGGAGTAAGTGCTGTACTTTGGATAATTTTATCTTTGTACTTATTAAATATTTTGGTACTAACATTAGCCATATCAAAATCATATACACCACCTTGGTAGCGGATAGATTCCTGAATCATTTGTTCTGCCATATCATCATCCATATGCCCAGCTAAAGCTCCTGATATTTCAGTAGGAACATAGCCATCATATTGAGATTTATAGTATGCCATTAATAAAGTCTTTTGGTCATTTTCTAAATCACCATAGGATTTAATAGCTTCTACATCAGCAATGATTTGAGCTTCTTGCTGTTCTTCTCTGGCTTGTACACCTTGCTTCGCTGCATCAGCTAATTCACCAGTAAGACCATCCCATTCTTTCCATGAACCCATAGTCTTAATAGAACCATCACGAGCTTCTATTTCGTGATTAACAATAGACATAGCTTCTGAGTAAGAAATTTTATTTTCACTTACTAAATCAATAAGATTTTCTTTGAAAGCTATTCTTCCTACACCTACAGAAGTTCTATTTCTAGCTGCATATCTAGCAGCCCAATCATGGGCTAGTTGATGTCCGTCGGCAGGATTAGCAGTGGCAAATCCTATTTCTATCATCTTTGAGTCAGACTCTTGTACTTGTATTTGATATGCTTTTTCTCTCTTTACAGCTTGCTCTTTTCTTCTTTTAGCATCAAACTTATCAATCTCAGGTTTAACAACAGTAGCTACAAGAGCTTCGTTTAATCCTGCAAACTGTCTTGCATATTCAAACTTAATCTTTTCATCTAAAGCTGCATATTCTGCTGGGCTTTGGAGATCATCATATTTTAAACCTTTTACTTCTTGACCATCTCTGACTAAATCAACGGTCATAGTTTCGTAGGAGTCGTAAACATACTGGTCATAACCTTTAGCTTTCTGTAAAGCATATTGTTTTGCAACCATATACTTTTCCCACCCAGCCATGTTACGAAATTCTTGAGCGGTGATACTGTCACCGGTCTCTTCTTCGTACTTAGAAGCAAACTCTTGAGTAGCTAGATCGTCGTCGAATAACGCACTTTCTTCACCTCTAAATCTTGCTTCTAGTTCTGGACTGACACCTTTAGTCATTATGTCTAAAGATATCTGTGCTTCTCTGTCAGATCTATGTTTGTCTTGTTTCTTTTTTATTATGTCACCAACTGTAGATGAAAGAGAGGCTAAACCCTCGTACATCTTCTCGGTGTTTCTAACTCTATCAGCAGAGTTCTTTTCTAACTGCTGTAAGTAGCGTTCTTCTGACTGCTGGATAGCTCTATCAGAAGCTTCTTGTTCTGGGACAATATCAAGGATCTCTTGAGGAGTTACTGACTGTCCAGTTATTTGATAATTTGGGATCATTTAATAGCCTCCCCATTTTTTATTTAGTGATGCGTTTCCTTCTATACCAGCACCTAACGCCTGACCCATGCCAAGCATGAATGTCATTCCTACGTTTTGCATTACTGGAGGAGGTGGTGCTAAGTCTTGTACTGGTTGGATAGCTACCTTTCCAAAGGATCTGTTTAGTAGTGATTTGAGTTGTCTATTGACATCTTCATTACTATCTTGAGCCATGTAGCCAGCCTGACTTAAACCTCTAGATCTAAGTCTTTGACTCATGCCAAAATTACCTTTGTTCATAACTAATGCTCTAGCTACTGACTTTCCTCTTACTCCACGTTCTGCGGCAGATGCTTCAAGCATACCTTCGTTAACTAACATCTTTTTAAAGTCTTCCTGATTCTCAAGAATAGCTAGAGACTTTGCATTATTTAATTGTCTTTGTGTTCTTGAGTAAGCTCGTTGAGCTGCAATATTTGCTTGATCAACTTCTTGCTCGAATTGAACTTTCTTAGTTGCATAAGTAGTTCTTGTTTGCATCCACTTACGTTCTCTGACTTTAAGTCGATGCTCATGCATCCTGCGTTTTTCTTTGTTAGCTTGAGATGCTGCTTGAGCACTTCCTATCGCTGAAAACGCCGGACCTATTGCTGCTGGACTGCACACGGCAAAATTCTATAAAGGATAAATTGTTTGGTCCGTAGGGAAATCTCCT